CCAGAATTTAAGAAATAGGATGTGATTTGATTGGGATGTGATGATAACGCTCAATAAAAGAGAATTACGATTACTCAAAGAATATATGAGTCATCACGGCTGGAATGACCTTCTCGTATCACATCCCAACAAAGACCCACTATACAAACCAGACGCTGACATGATCAAACGATATGGCGGATTACGCCCTAAGTTTAAAATGACAGATGAAGAAATAGACAGATTTCGCAAAAAGATTAGCATATAAGAGAATACATTATGAGTAAAGAAGCATTCGTATATCTGTGGTATGACGCATTGAATAAGATGTATTATTTGGGTAGCCATAAGGGTAAACCAACAGACAATTATGCACATTCATCTACTGTGATGGAGTCATTCACCATGAATACAAAGCCAACACATATGCATAGAAAGATACTTGGAGAGGGTACACATGATGAGATGCTTTTATTAGAACGTAAACTTCAACTTAACAGAAAGGAACGCTGCTGGGATAGGTATTATAATGTTGGCGTGTGTTCTGGAGTAGACAATGGGCCCGGTTTTGGTGAAGACCATCATATGTGGGGTAAGAAGCATTCACCTGAGATGATAAAGAGACTGAGTGAGGCAAATAAGGGTAAAATACCTTGGAATAAAGGAATAAAATACAAATGTGAAAAACTTTCGGGTAAGGGCCATGCCTCATATAAACATGGTAGATGTGTGGGTATGAAGGATAATCCAGACACAAAACGAGCATATAATAAATGGTTTGGTGATAATAATAGAGAAGCCCTCAATAGAAAAGAGGTCGAACGCTACGCAAATAATAAAGAGGAAATTAATAAACGAGCAAAAGAACGGCGATTAAAGAATCCAGATGAATATAATAGGAAACAAAGAGAACGCCGTGCTAGAAAGAGAGCAGAGAGACAAGATTGGGTGAGAGGACCATATAAAAAAGAATATTCTCCAGAAGAGTTGATTATCCGTGAAGAGAAACGACTAACAAAAATGAAAGAATATGGTGATAATAATAGAGATAAAATTAGGCAAAGAGATACTGCACGCCGTTCTAAGAATAAGGCAGAGACAGGATATACAGTGGGATATTCCCGTGCTAAGAAGAAGAAGGCAGAGAAACAGGGAGTGGGTACACTAAAGGCGTTTCTGAAGGATGATTAAAGTTTTTATTTGTCCCAACTCTTTATCGCTGTGAAGTTATTGAATGAGAATTCCATGCGGTCAACCAACTTAACGGCCCCACCACTCACCCTATCAATGGCCACATAACCTTCTGGATTAGTCACCTTGAAACCATTGGCAGTCTTGATGAACGTATCAATAGACTTGACCTTATCCAATTTGTCCACAATCATAGATTTCGCATCAACCAGTAAATTCTGAAACTTAATCACGCTGGTCAGCGTCATAGTGTATTTACGCAGCTCACGAATGTATTCCGTCTGCATGGCTTCATACTTCGCCTTGCCCTTATCAGATTTCGCCTTGTCAATCTGCTTCTGTATCGAGTCATATACCCATGCCTCATATCCCTTGGAATGAGCCATTGGATTGGTAATCTTTTCACCCGCACGAACCTTGCTGTTGTTATAGGTCTTTAATGATGCACCCGCAAGAGTGCCTGTCATCTGACCCTGCAATTTAAGAAACCCTTTCAACTTACCAGAATTGATCGTCTGAAACGTTCTACCTGTATCGGATAATATCTTGGTCACAGCCTCTGTCTCTGCCGCAGTAAAGGTGCTAGTCCCACTCGTATCCTTGTAGGTAGCATCATCCATCCACACACTATTAGGTTTACTCAATCCAGAGATATCAGCGCCAAACGATGCCGTCATGTCCTGTAGAGCGTCACCAGTGTACGTTGTGTGCCAAACGATACCAATGTTCGCAGCCTTAATCTTTTTGCCAAAATCACTATCCACAGGGACAGCATAGACAATCGTATTGGGTTGAAATGTATAGTATGAAGTACCATCAATATCAGTAGTCTCCACATCATCAGTGAACATTAGATCACCCTGCAATACACCATCAATGCCTAACTTACTCAATTCCGCCAGCGCCACCTTAAACTTGCTATTCAACGTGCCACTTAGATCATCATCAATCTCAGCGTCACTCTTATACAACTTAGGGCTTACATTGAACACACTCTTTTTTGCAACAAAGAACGTATCATCAGAAGGATCAATGCCGGCAAAGATTGCCGGTGCGCCATCCCACTTAACAGTCATATTAACAGAGGAACGAGTTGCGCCTGCCATCATATCACGTAGAGAACGAAGGAAGTTAATTGCTGCCCTGCCACCATCTACACCATAGTTAAGGATTTCATCCTCTAGGTGCTCAAGGTGAAGGTTCTTACCGCCCTTATCCTCTTGTATCATTTGTTTGAAGTTTATCATAGCACCATTATACTCCATATATGGGTGTGTGTCAAGTACCTTGTATTTAGTAAGAATGGACATTGCGGATGATTTACCCATAGTATCCCATGAATACCCATAATATACCATATATTAAAAAAGGCTAAAATAAACATGGCCATTGGGTAGTTAGAATTTGCAGAGTCTCGGCCTTTTTTCCTGATATATTGCAATAATATTACAGAAAGCTCTTGACAAACCCTTGACAATAGTGCATAATGGGTATGTTGAAACAGTTAAGGAATAAATCAGATGGTTGAAATAGTACATCTAGTGATCACAGTGGGGGCCGCCATGGCCTTAGTCACATACATGGCACCTATAGCAATTGGATTTCTTTTTGGATAAAGGCCTTTTTTGCTTGACAAACCTCATTCCACATGGTAATATTAAGTATAGTGAGAAACAAGAGAGGTTAATGATTATGAATTATTTTTATGTAGCACTTGGTGGAGCAACCGTTGGTATTATCTGTGCGATCATTGAAATTAGTTTGAAATAAGCTAAGATTCTTCTTGACAAACTCTGATTGATATGTTACTATAAAGACAATGGAGAGAGACTTCTGGAACAGGGTTTGCCTGTTAGGTCACATGACACTGCTAGTCCCTCCCATGAAAGGTTTGATGATTATGACTACTCTCGCTGCTAAAGGATATACTACTGATGGCGTTCCTGTCTATCTGTGGGCATATGGAAACTATCGGTATGAGGTAGAGGTGAAGAAACTGAACTTCAGTGACTGTGAGGTCTTTGAGGGTCCATACGAGGATGCTGTGAGCAAGTTTGAGGATAGAGCCATTAATGGTGTAGAGATGTTCTAATAGACTCAGAGGGTGTCATGAATGGTCTTGCGTATATTGGCTTCATGCCTCAGTGGACCGACACTCTCTCTTTTATATGGGGGTGTAGCTCAGTTGGTTAGAGCGCCGGCCTGTCACGCCGGAGGCCACGGGTTCGAGTCCCGTCACTCCCGCCATTAAGGGGGGCATCAAAACTGGCGAAGCAAGCCTAATCTATAAATGCAATAAGGTGTCTTCATGATATTTTCTGATTATTCAAAGGTTCTTACTAAGTGGTTATTCCGAGCATATGTTGTGTGGAGTATCTGTGCTGACATTATTATACTGGGTGGTGTTCTTTATTTCTTATTTAATTAGCCCCCACCCCCTAAAACTGACAGAAAGTGCTTGACTTAACTGGATAGATATAGTATACTATAAACATGATGAAATTTATTCTTTACGCACTGCTCCTCTGGGGAGTTGGTTACATTTTTACATTGGGAGTATTCGCTTATGTCTGGAACGGTATCTGAGTATCCAGAGTGGTATGTGCCTGGGTATGGTACGGAGAAGGTGGCGCCGTTTCTACGCAGTCTAGTCGAACTTACCCGACCACAAAGAATACTGGAAATTGGTATGGGTTACACTACACCGTTTTTACTCGAAGGATTATCGAATAATACTGAAGGTCTTATATGGGACAGTAATTGTGACAAGGAATATCTGACCAAAGAGTATGTTCCCAAGTTTGTTGTGGTAGACGATCAAAGTCTAGACCCTGAGCAAGCTCCGGGCCGCCGAAGCGACCTCGAAAAAAATCCGCTTGTATCTTTCATAGAAGGAAACATGTTCTATGTTGTGGATGAAGTAAGAAAGAATGGCCCCTATGATCTGGTATGGTTCGATTGTGGTGGGCCCGAGGAATATGAGTTCTTTGTAAAGAACTATTGGGATATGGTGAAAGAGTATGCATTGTTTCACTTCACCTATTTCAAGGGAGAACCTAACAGGAACAATGATGTCCTTAGCACTATAGATGATTATACCTATCGTATGGATATTGTGGAACCACACAAGTTTAAGCAGGGAAGCATTACGATGTTTAGAAAATCATGAGTGACTTTATACGATCATATATTAATGCAATGCCTGATGATCTATGTGATGCACTGATTGGCTGGTTCGACATGGCTGAAGATGTGCGAACAGAGGAACCAAACCGGATAACTCGTAAGGACAAACAGAAGTGGTTGACCTTTGAACAGCACAGTGACCTTTATACTAGAGTGCAGAAGGTTAAGTATGACATGATGCACCGATACCTTACAGAGTTTCCGTTTGCGTATCGTGGAATGAAGAAGCTTGTATCACCTGATACTAAAGTTCAATCTACTCCACCATTTGGTGGCGGGTTTCATAACTGGCACTCTGAGGTTTGCAATTATGAGAATATGGATAGATGTCTTGTCTGGACGTTCTATCTGAATGATATAGAATTAGACGAAGGCGAGACAGAGTTCTTGTATGAGAAGATGAGGGTTCGGCCTCGAAAGGGACTTGGATGTATGTTCCCTGCCGGATGGACGTTTCAGCACCGTGGAAATCCTGTACACAGTGCAACGAAATATATGACTACAGGGTGGTGGC